AGGAAATACCGCCCTGACCCGCATCTCTGGAGACAGCAGTAACCATTCCCTGTGAGTCTAAAGTGCCTGTTGCCATCAGAAGCATACGCTCAAACTCTTTGGCAGTTGTCAGGTTAGAACCATCAGTATTGCCAAACTTGAACGGGAACAGAATCTCGTTGGGATTGCCGTTTGTCAGGATTGCCTTGCCTGGCTTTACTTCAAACTTAGCACCCCGTGGTAGACGAGTAGCATCCATAGCCATCATTGGGCTAGTTGTGAGAGCTAGTGAATCTAAGTGTGAACGAACTTGGGCATCAATAGCCTTTTGTGAGTTGTAAGCCTTCTCAACAGTACCACGACCTAACAAGCGATTAGGAACTGTATCGTCCTGATAAGCAAGAATTGGGCGGTCTTTCATCATGTATGGATTAGCTTCTGCTTTAAGAAGTGTTCCATCATTGGCAATCACAACGATTGCTTCAACCAAATCGGAATACTCGTCTTGGATGGTGTCTTCAGGGAAGAAATCCTCTATTTCACCATCTTCGTTTTCCAACTGTTCTAGATACTCACGGGGGACTAAGCCATAGTAAGTTAGCAGTTTTACCTTGTCATCTTCGTACTGGGAGACTTCTTGTGTAGGCTCCAAGTCTGTATCCATTGAGTCAGTGCCGACCTTTACCTTGCGGTAGATGCCTTCTTCTTGACCTTTAACGACCTTGTGAATGGAGACATACTTCTCGATAGCGACACCCATACAGTCATCAATAGATGTTCCATTAGGGTCAAACAAGAAGTTACGGGGGTTAACAGGAACAATCTTGACTGCGATTCGGTCTTGCTCTACCACTCCGATAGCGGCTTGTCCCATTTGACCAGGTATTGCCTGAGTAGCGGGAACATAGACTTTCTCTGTTTTGACAACAATCTCACCGATACCCGTACCATAGATTTCAGCAAGTAGCTCAATCTGGTCAATAGACTTGCGAATCTTGTCTACTTTGAAGTCTTCCATCAGTTGTGCTTTGATGGCAGCAACATCTAGGGGGCTACCATTGACATCACGAATATCGTCTTGAATGTCAAAGAACTCACCCTGACCAAAGATGGCTTCCATGATCTCGGCATGGCGTGTCTCTACGGCTTGTTGGGTAGCGGGGGTAACGATTCTTGAACGCTCGGACTCACGGGTTTTGTCTTGAACATCCCACTCACCATTGAAGATACGCTCGTACTCTAGCCAATCATCAAGGCAATTGACATCTCTCCAATCCCGCCATCTGTCACAATGGTTGACAACAAAGTTAACTATCTCTTTGTCTGAGTCACTAGGTTCTTGGAATTCCATTCTTATACCCCACTAATAATATCTACTGGTTCCCAATCTTCTGAATCATCTTCTTCCATGTAAGATGTAACAGCAAGTTGGTCAATGTAACTAAGGGAGTCAGGTAAGTCATCATGGACTCCTTGAGCAGGGAACAGGATTAACTGGTCTACAAACTCATCCCAATCTTCTTCCGAATTTAACACAATTCTGCCATGCTCGAACCTACCTTGTAAAGCCCAGATGATTCTGTCCGCTTTTTTTCTATTCCCGTGGGTCAAATCTATGATGTGAGCATAGGTATTATTCTTACGCATTAAGTCACTAAGATACGGCAAAACAGCGTTCTTTAATGCCCCCCTCTCTATCCCCACACTCAAAGGGCGGTAGTCTCGAATGGCTATAAGTATCTTGGAGGCAGTCTCACGGATATCCCAACGCCCGTGTTCAATCTTCTGAACAAACCACTTCCCATCGTCTGTAACCTTAACGATTGAAATAGCAGACTCGTCCAGACGCTTTTTGGAATTGGCGGCTTGTTTGGCAACTTCCTCGAATCCTGCAAGGTCAACAGCGATGTAATAGCTTCCGTGTTCAGGTTCTACCCCGTATTTGATCCACTCTTCCTTGAAGATGTCAGAACCCGCATTGGTGAAAGAAGCCATAAACTCTTGCTTAAAAGCGAAGGAACTTAGGGTTTTCTTAGCGGAATCAATCTCTGCTTGGTCAATCAGGGGGTTATCAGCAGTGGTGAAGTGCCATGACTTCCAATCAGGATCATCTTCACTCTCACCTAGTTTGAAGGTATCATAGAACCAGTTTCTACCTTTGGGAGTCCCAATAAACAAGGCTCTCCCACGCTTGTCAGATAGAGAGGCACGAATGACCTGTTCCCATGCCTCAGGCTTGATGTCGGCAACCTCGTCTAGTACGGCATAGGTCAAGCTAACTCCACGAAGGGTATCAGGTCTATCCGCACCACGAACGTATATCCTAGCCCCGTTTATCAGGGTGATGTCTAGATTGTTTACGTGGGAGGACTGAATAACCTCTCTACCAAGGTCTAGCAGTAAATCCCAGACGATTTGCCTCGACTGTCCCATTGTTGGCGAAACATAGAGTACAGCAGAACCAGGTGGGCACTTCAATCCCTCTATTAGCAAGGTAACGGCAGCCATCCTAGACTTGCCGCACCGCCTACCAGCCGCAACAACCTTGAACCTCGTTTTGTCGGCAAAAACTTCTTGTTGCCACGGCAGTAAGGAGAAATTGAGATCAGCCATACTTTGCCTCTACATCTTGGGGTTGTTCAGTATTCTCAACAATAACTGGTTCAGCACCAATCCCTGTTATGTTAATGGTCACTGCTGACCTTTGGGACTTGTCCTTTTCAAACAAAGAAACAGGAAGAGTTCTATCAAGACACATCTTTAAAGCTACCAATTGATGGGGATGCTCATCATTAAGGGCTATCTCAATAACCTTCTGAGCCACATCCTTACCTCCACTCCTAATCATTAGCTCTTTAAGCTCCTTCAGACGTTGATGGTCTGTCTTAGGCAGTACTAGGGGTGGATTGTCAGCAAACCTCTGTATGGTCATCTTGACGCTTCCCTTGGGTCTTCCTCTTCCTCTTTTCAATTGTTCCATTTGTCCTCCTTGGATGGTTCATTTTTACCTTTTCAGAGGATAGGGGGGTACACAAATATCTACCAACCCAACCTACCCCCTCCCCCCCCATACATCTCCTAGGGTTTCTACTACTGTCTATCCATACAGCATAGGGTTTACCCTTAGTGCTAGATGCGAATGATTCTTATTTGCATTCAATCGAGTGTGAAAGAGTGATGCACCTTTTTATGGTGACTTGATCTAATTGAGAACTATTCGCGTTTACCCTTCTATTAGTGTTTACCCTACCTTAACTGATGACCTCTCTTCATTGGGGTTGTCTGTTGTCCCGCGATCCATAATTAAAATACTCATTTCCATATCAGGGCGAAACCCTTGATTGTGGGCATAGTGGTATAAATCCAACACTGTTTCAAACCCTCTACATATATTGCCCTTACCCGCTGACAACAAGATCATTCGCTGTGGGTCTGTCAGTGTCCTTTGGAAATATCGGGTATTAGGTTTTGAGGGTCTGCCCATTGTTTTTTCACCAATTTATTGAATTTAAATAATTGTAAACCATTGTTTTAAGGGTTTCTACTTATTTTAATAAAAGGCTCAGGAAGGCCATTTTTAGCCTCTTAGAGCGTCTCAAGCCGTTGCCCTCACTTACCCCTGAAAAAAAGTTATTCACACCAGTGTTTATGGTTATCCACATTTTGACTCTTATATAAGACCAAAGCCTGTGAATAACTGGTACTGCATGGGGTATAGATATTAGGGTTTACCCTTAAGGGTTTAAAGTTGGCAAACATAGGGTTTTCCCTATAGGTAGGCTCACTGGTAAAACTAAAATATTGCTTAGGAACTGACCTTTTCAGTGTTTATTAAATAGGCGTAAACATCATGACCAACACCCGCGAACAATGGCTTTCAGAGGCTACCTCAGAGCTTCGTACACTGTTTAAACAACATGGCATTGACTTACCTTTAGAGGTTCGCTCAAGCTGTGGCTTCCCCTCAAAATCGGCTCTTTCAAACAAGAATCGGAGAATCGGAGAATGTTGGTCTGCTAGGGCATCAGCAGATAGCCATGCGGAGATTTTTATCTCTCCCACGATCAGCGACAGCATGAGGGTTTTAGACATTCTGGCGCATGAGCTTGTCCATGCTTGTCACCCTAACGATGGTCACGGCAAACTGTTTAAACGCACCGCCTTGGCAATCGGCTTAGAGGGCAAAATGACCGCCACAGTTGCGGGTGAGAAATTCAAGCTCTGGGCATCGCCTGTTTTGGAAAGGCTTGGCATTTATCCTCATGCTGACTTGATCCCCTCAAACGCCCAAAAGAAACAATCAACCAGAATGTTGAAATGTGTTTGCCGTGATTGTGGTTACACAGTTCGTGTGGCGGGTAAGTGGCTCAATGAAATGGGTGCACCACATTGCCCAGATCACGGAGAGATGTCCATCTCTTAACAGTTCAGCTTGAGCCACTGTGACAGAGTGGCTTGGGATGCACTGTTGCATTATTTGAAAGGCGTTAAAAATGACATACAAGATTAGCTCAAGCGATTTTGAAGACATGGTACAGGCTTCCCGATGGAATGCTCTACACAATGCGGCAAAGACTATGCGTGAGCATGGCAGTGGCTTTGCGGGTTCTATGGCTGAGGCTTGGCAAAAGGCAGATAAAACAAATAAGACCAGAATAGAAGAAGCATTCCCTGACCTGTTTTTTAGGTTTATGGGTGAGACTGATCGTGCTTACTTTGGCGACAAAATTCACTGAAAGCGTTTAAACATCATGCAAACTTATACTTGGAAATATTTAGTGTGCTCAATGGCTATTACTGACCTTGCCGACCTTGAGATGAATGGATCAATCCCTAATGATTGGAAATTTACATTCAAAAAAGGTTCAACGCTTTACGATGAGGTGGGTTCAGCATGGCGAGAGAGATCAGAAAACACAGTCTATTTGTGCCATAAAAATGCGCCCGACTCCAAACAAAGATGGGTTCACCCAGATACGATGATTGACGTTTACAAGGTGTCACCATGAAAAACATAATTTACGATCTGTTAGTTTGTGTCGGTTTGGGTCTCGCCCTCTGTGTGGGTTTAATGGCTTATTTCGATATATTGGTAAAGTGAAATTTCAACGGGTAGATCATCCTCTGGGTGGTCTATTCGGTGCAATGTCGCATCATTTAATAGGTGTTCAAAATGTCAGCTTTTATCGTTTCCGATTCCCACATCAACGCTTTGGTTCGCTATGCCTCAAGGCATAAGGTGGGCGTTTCCTATGGCGCAACAGTAATGCGTTTAAACGCTTTCGGCAATGAGCAAGCGGTGGCGCAGATTCTCTTTGAAGAGAACGTGAAGAGCGTTAATCATCGCTATGGCGAGAGCGAAACCACGCAGATTGATTACGACCGAGGCGCACCCATTCTTACGGCTATTCAAGCGATTAAAGCGGCTCAGTGCTTGCGTTATCAATCTTGCGAACATCCAGAATTTGAGGACTCTCTGGCTTCTAAGTTTATCGAGGCGATCATCTCTAACGCAATCCCTGACTTAGAAGGTTACGACACGGCTCAATGGGCTATTTATGACAAGGTGTCAGCATGAAAAAATTTGAAGTTCAATATGTACGAATCGAGCATCAAGTTTATTTTCTTGAGGTGGAAGCTGAAGATGAAGATGATGCTGAAGATGTGGCGCACGATGAATTTACAGGAAGCGAGAACTATAAAGTTGTTCACGCTGAAGAGTTTATTCAAGATGTAAAAGAATTGGTGGTAACAACATGAGAAAGCCTCCAAGCGGGTTCAAAGCCAGATCATTTGATGAGCGAATCTGTGATCTCGACCATTTGCAATTCACGCACAAGAAACGAGCTAAACGAGGGTTTTATTATTGGTCAGAGAAAAGCCCAGACCAAATATTGCACGAGTTTCATTTGTCAGACTTTGCCAAGTGCAGAGCGTTTAAACAACTTAAGGTGAAAGCATGAAACATTATCTTTTTTTTATCCCATCATGGATTCATCGTGCATGGACTCAACACGGATATGACAAAAAAGACGCAATCAAGCGTTTTAAACATCAACATGGCATTGTCAGAATGCCAAATGGTTACAAAATTTGGGAGAAGAATAAATGAACAAACAAGATATTCAAGAACTTGCAGAAAATGCTTTGCATGAGGCTTGCCGACACATTCAAGACGCTTTAGGGGTTAAGACTGGAGATAATGCCGCCTATTTTTTCAGCGGTGAAGCTGAAGACACCATCTATCAAATTTTTCGACAATACATTGACGATGAATTGATGATTAAAGCCTACGAAAACGAAAAGGATTAAAAATGACACAATTACAAGCACTCACACAATGCCTAGTTTTGGCAATAACTGCACCAGATGACCACAAAGCTCAACGAGCAAGCGAATTAGCGGAAGAAATAGCTAGAGGTTTATCATTTGACCAAGTAGAAGATTGCAAGGCGCAAGCTCTTGAATTGGTGGAGGCTTTATGACTTTTAGAACTTATCTCATTGAGTTTTACCCATACCCTGATTGTGTTCACGCTGAATATGACGAAACAAGCGCAGAATCTTTAGAGGATGCGGTGGCTGAACTTAAAAAGTATCACCCAGAAGCTGAGATTTTGAACACCTACATACACACAGCGTGTTTAAACGATCTATGATTTATGCGTGTATTGCTCTAATTCTGCGAATACTTGGCGGAAAACGCTAAACTCTCAGACCCTCTCAGGAGGGTTTTTTCTTGCCTTGTGTAGGTTGGCATGGGCAAGCCCTTAAAAACGCCTAGAAAGGGCTTTTAGTGCCTTTGGTGGGCATTTCTTCGCACAATCTGCGTATGGTTTCATTCAAAGCATCAATTTCATCCATCTTATTGATAGCCCATGCACGTTTCTGCCCATGCCATCCCATTACTGGATTGCGGTGGCAATCTACACATAAAGCAATGCAAGTGTATTGAAGCCCTTGTTTGTAATGGTGGGCTTCGCTTGGTGGTGGTGCTTCGCATACTGAACACGGGAGACTTTTAACCCTTGCCAGGTGCAATCTCTCTTTTGCGTTCAGCTTGTTGTTCATTGGGTTGCTTTGATTTCCATTCGGGCTGAGTACTGTTCTGTTCGCCAGACCTCGATCCTAGCTTGGGCTGCGGTCATCATCCATCGATACTTTTCCTCGATCTCCACGGCTTCCCTAATGCCCTCTAAGATGCCCACATAATCGGCATGGGCGTAGGCATAGGTCTCTTGTTTACCTAAAACCTCAGTCCCTGCTTGTGCCATGAGCTGTGCCTTGCGGGACTTTAAAAAACCCTCAAGGTAGATTCGACTAGCTTTAGCCTTGCTATAGGGTTCTGCCGTGTCAATCAGGAATTGTATGGCCTTGTGGGGGTTGTCACTCATGGCTGAATATCCGATGTTTGCTTAAAGTTGAGCTTATGGTGCTGAAACCGCATTGCTGCCTCACACTCTAGTTCCTTAAATGCCTCATCACTCAGCAATCCAATGACGTTGACACTTCTGTTTTGATACCAAATTTCTTTAATGGACTCGTTATAAGTGCCATCCTCGTCTGATGAATACTCATAAACGACAGTAACAATCTCGCTACCAGCACCTACTGTTGTGTCAAATTCCCAAGTTGATTCCATGATGTAACTCCTGTTTAAAATTAAATGTTATTCCTATTTTGGAATGTTTTGAATAGGGATAAACCCTTAGTCCAAGCATTCTTTTACGCAAATATCCACGCCTGGCAGACTTGAATAAACCTTTGTAACGTGAATGTTTATGATCTGCGAATCGTCATGGTAGACAACCCCATTCATGCCATCTTCTACGCTCTTTAGGATATTGCTTGCGTCAGGTTTCTTAGTTGGCTTCTCTGACCCGTTATCAATGGCTTCTAACCGCTTTTTGGTGCATGACTTGGGGATTGGCACTCGAATGTAAAGATAAAGGCTAACAGGGGTTTCTAAGGGTTCGGAAGCACCCATTGCCTCGATTGCAGCTTCTTTGATTAAAGTCTCATAGGTTCTTGTCTTTTCAGGGGTGTATGTGCTAACAAAGTTTCCCCTTTTGACGTATCTTGCTCTTTGTTTGCCAACAGGGTTAGCGTCTACTTTGAAATTGACCATAAATGTCATAGAAGTGTTCCATCTTTGATTCTGTTCATATATTCTCGGATTCTGTCTCTAGCACCTATGCCATAGATTCTTTCGGCTCTCTCAAGTCTGGCACGAATAAGGTCTCTGTTTTTACTGCCTTCCCAATTCCGATAAAGCTCTCTTGCCTCGGCTTGCTCAAGAATTACTCTATCGCTTGGGCCTTGAATGTTACGTCTGCTCCAAGTCACCAGTTAACTCCAATGCTTGGTTTATCAGATGTATCGGAAATGGTACGCCTTCACGCACCTTGTCTAGCAGTCTCATGGCTTCAAAGTAGTTCATGCTTTAGTTTCTTTTCAAGAACATAAGACCAAACCGCACCGCCTGAAACCTTGGTTACAAACTGAAGCGCAACAATCTCAGGCATCAAAGCACCAAACGCAATCGTTGGGAACAACAGAGAGTCAACGGCAGCACCAGCAGTATTTGAAACATTTGCTCGTTTAATCCATGACCCTGTGGTTTTTACAAAAATAGCCCAATCCACCAAAGCCGCCACCAAGAATGACACCGCAGAAGCTACCGCAATCATTCCTGCCGCAGGGTTTAGCAAATAGGTCAAAGCACCTGTTCCCAATATCAAGCCACCCATTTGCCATGTTTTGAGTCGAACATGAAGCCAATCTCTCAGCGTCAGATCAAGTCCAATCAGTAAAAAAGCGTTTATTGGGCTGATTGCTGGCCCAAATGTAGCCACTAAAAGGTTTGCGGCAACCATTGCCACAGCATATGCAATTAAAGCAAAAATCATAAAAGTGTTTCCTGTTCCATTGGTTGATAAAAATTCCATTGTGAAGGGGCATTAAATGCCTCGATCCTAGAACGCATGACTTGCGCTCTGGCTTCTTTGGTTGGCGGCAGATAATTCCCATGCTTCCAATGCACATCAATACCAACATTTCTGCCAATATTGGTACTGTCTGCTGATGAAAATGGTAATTTGGTAAAGATTGCAGGGTCTAGCATCCTCAAACCATGCAGTTTGCAAGCAGGTCTTCCCATGTCATCACAAATAACTCTCATGGCTTGCCCCATCTTGACCCACCAGTTGGATGTTCCTACTGTAGAAAACTCACCAGAACTGCCAATGCAGACCCGCACATAGGTGTTTGCAAGTTGTTCAAGTCTCATTAAAGATTCATGCATATGCCAAACTGGTGCGCCAAACCATGTCGGCAGCGGGCAATCTTTCAGCAAAGCATCGTTGTCTGCTTCGTTGCCATCAATAACGTCAGGAATAACAGCAAAGTCGCAAGAAGGTACTTTCTTTAGATTAAGTGACCAATCGTAGAAAGGTTGCCAATCTTGGATTGGATTGCCAGATCGCCAGGCAGAGAATGCTCCATTGTCTATGGCGAAAGACTGACACACCTCAATTGCTATAGAAAGCTGGTCAGAATGAGCAAACGAAACAAACGCATGACCATTCTCAATTGCTTTGACAGCTACTGTGGCAGGAGTTATTGGCAAGCCGTGATAGTGGATCATGCTCTTCCCCTTATTTGAGCCATCCTAGCCAATGTTTCTAGCGGAATAGGTGCTGCTTTTTTCGCATCTTCTGCAATCTTCAGTAAAGCAGGGTCAGGCTCATTTGATGGCGGAACAGTGAGCCTTACTTTGTCGGCAGGGTTTGGTTTAACAATCCACTCTGCTTTTAAACCTTGGCTACCTCGGCTGCACCATTCAGCCAAAAACTTCTCTAAAGGCCAACCAAGTATCTTTGCTTCAGTAATAGCACCATTCAAAACAGTTTGGGTAATCGGTGCTTTCTTGCTTTTACGCAAGGCTACCCAATCATTCCAAATTTGTTGTGAAACATCTGAAGGACAAGCAACGACAGTTGCGCTCTCTCTCTTTGGTTTATGGTTAGTGGTTAGTGGTTCTTGGTTAGGGTTATGTTTGGAAACCACTTGGGTTTCTTCTTGGTTAGCATCTGGGTTTGATTTAGGTCTACCGCCAAGTTTACCAACCTCACGATTCCTCTCAGCCTTTGCCTGATAAGCCGCAATAGTTTCATCGCATCGTTTGTGAAACCAACAATTATTTTCCATGTCAAACATGAAGAATTCTTCGAGAACTGTCTGAACAGCATTGATCTGATTAGACATCCTTATGCGTCTGGCAACCTCGTGGGTTTGGTTTGGGATAGGTTTTTCGCTTGTGTAATACAAGTCTAACAATCGTCTAAATGCCAAATCTTCATAATTTGACAAATGAGCTGTGTCGTGAATGTAGTCACTCACATGAAAGGAGTAGTAGTGCATAAATTTTCCGCTTTTTAAACACCCTTAAAAAGAAACTGCGGCAGGAGAAGGGATAACTCTTTTCGATAGGGAGATCAAGCCCTATCTAGCCGTGTTTCAAAACATTGTATCAAATAAATTGATTGTTGGTAATTTCATTTGTTGGTTTTTTGCCAAACAAACGAATAGCTTGGTTGTTCATAGAAGCATATTCAGCCTTAGTGAAGATGCCTTTAGCGTTTCTGATGTCAAACGGGTTTAGCAGATCACGAGGCTCTTCTACCTTTTCAGCCTCAATCATGTGTGGTGCTAGGGTGTACTGAGAAACCCAAGAACGACCCATCTTAATTTTTCCAATTTTTAGCTTCTTCTTGTAGCTCATCTTTGTGCAACAAGCTGCAATAGATAGTCTGGGTATGCCAGTTAGGTCTTCCAGTTGATAGGATGTAAGTGGGCCATTTTGTAATGCTCTGATGACAGATTCTTGGGTCATTTGTAAAGGTTCTCCAGGTTGATTGGGCGGTTTAAGTGAAGTTCTAGCGTTCTGGCAAGCAAAGCTGTTACAGAGGCAGAATAGTCCTCTGGTTCGGTTACATAAGCGTCAGCCATATTGTGAGAGAACTGAAGCAATAAGTCAGCGCAGGTTTGTTCAATTTGTTCAGGAGACATAAGAGGGAAAAGGAGGAGGAAGGGCTATTAGTTAATAGGACAAGTCTTTTTAGATTAGCATAGAAAAAAGTTGCGTAAATTAGGGAAAACCCCTATGTAAATTCAGGAATCTGTATGGCATATTAGAGGTGTGGGCAACAAAAAACCCACATTTTAATAAACCTATAGGAGTGAATATGAAGACATTGTTTGAACAGTACAGAGAGCAATTTGCAGACATTTTGTACTGCTGCTACTGCTTAGAACCAAAAGGCGAAAGCTACAAATGTTGTGATGAGAACCACTTTGTCGAGTTCCAAGAATTAAATATTGAGGAACAAAAAGTAATCATCGATGACGAATTAGATCAAAATCAAAGGAGTTAATCATGGGTGTACATAAGAAGTTAATGGAAGCAAGATTACTCTTGCAGCACGCTCCACTTAAGAAGTCAGGCCACAACAAGTTTGCGGGTTATTCATACTTCGAATTGGGTGACTTTCTGCCAACAATCAACTCAATCTTTTATAAGGTTGGATTGTGCGGTGTAGTGTCGTTTGGCAAGGAGTTGGCTAGTCTGACTATCACAGACACAGAAGACGGCTCAGAGATCGTTCTGACAAGCCCTATGGCAGAAGCCAATCTAAAGGGATGCCACCCAATTCAGAACCTTGGTGCGGTAGAAACTTATACCAGGCGTTATCTGTGGGTTTCAGCAATGGAGATCGTTGAACACGATGCCCTAGACTCTTCTGCCCCTCTGAAGGAAGATAAAGTCATCATTAGCCCTACCCAAGGTGCAATGGATAATATTCCCCCAGAGGAAGTACAGTACTTGCAAGAGATGGCAGTTGAATTGATTGCCATGTGTGAGCAAGGTGACCCCAAGGCAGCTTGGGATAAGTTGGAAGGAGAGAACCTTGATGCAGAACAAAAGATTGCATTGTGGACACTCCTGCCCAGTAAAGTAAGAAGTGCGTTAAAGAAAGCGAAGGAAATGTAATGGAAAAGAAAGATAACAGTGGCGTTTTGTTCAAGAACGACAAAAAAGAGTCAGAGAAACACCCTGATTACAAAGGAAATATCACAGTGGGCGGTCAGGATTACTGGCTATCTGCATGGATTAAAGAGGGCAAGTCAGGCAAATTCATGGGTCTAGCAGTATCACCCAAAGAAGACTATCAGCCCAAACAAGCCCCTAAAAAGGCAAGTTTTGACGAGTCTGATTTGCCGTTCTGAGTTAATATAAACCCGAGGGGAGAGCTGTGCAAAGGATTTTCCTAGCTTGCAGTCGAGCAGTTTTCCCCTCACCCAATAGGAGTCAATAATGGATATTAAAAGTGCTTTCGATAGGATATTTCCTAACTTTCCACGAGTTAGGACTACAGACCCTCTCACTTCATTTGAAGCAGCAGAGGAAATCAAGCCAGTAGTCAACAAACACTATGACATCATTCTGGAGTGTTTACAGACCTATGGTGCGCTTGGAAAGGATGGAATCTCATCTCTGACCAAACTAGAAAACAATCAGGTTGCAAGGCGTTTAAATGAGATGCAGAAGATTGGTCTTATCCATCTTACTGGTAAGACAGTTAAGTCCAACTCAGGACGCAATGAAAGGGAGTGGTCAGCATGATTGAACTACCACCGCATTCTAAGATTAGCTATCCCTCTATCCCGACTAAGGACTTCAAGTGGGAATCAGGATCAGATGTCCAGGCACTATGGAAAAAGCATGGATGGACTCCTCCTTCAGAGAATATGCCTCCTCCTCCACCAGAAAAAGAGATTCAACCTTTAAGGAGGGTGAGATGACTAAAGAAGACGTTATCCGCATGGCACGAGAGGCGGGAGAAGCTGAAGGCATGGCTGAGTTTGTGTTCCATCCTGTCATTGAACGCTTTGCCACCCTTGTCGCTTCTGCCGAGCGTGAGGCGTGTGCAAAGGTGTGTGATGAGTTTCTTCCGCTTGGTAACAAATGCGCTTATGCCATACGAGCAAGGGGACAAGCATGACTGATTGGACTAAGGAAGAAGACGAAGCATTTAATGCTGTTGAGCAACAAAGCAACCTTGGTAAGCAAATCTTAAAAGCACAAGGTCAACCCTATCATTTTGATACCTACGTTTCACCCTCACAAAGAAACCATGTTCTTGAGGAAGTGGCTTTAGAGTTTGAAAAGATGCCTTTTGGCGACACAGCACATAGCTTTGCTGCTTTTGTCAGGGGGATGAAGCAATGATTAAAGAAGCATTGAAGCTGGCGCTGGAGGCTTTGGAAACCCCTTGGAATGCACCTTATGTTGATGGTTGCGACTTGGCATTGGGCAAGAAAGTGAAAGCCATCACCGCCATAAAAGAAGCCTTGGCACAGCCAGAGCCTAATTACAAAAAAGCACTTGAAGTATGGCTAGACAAAACAGAGTGGGTTCAAGAAACTGTCAAACCACATGAACTTGGTATGCACAGAGCCGATGTTTTAAAACAAAGAATTGAAGAAGCATCACCACAGCGCACATGGGTAGGGCTGACGGATGAGGAAGTTAAAAAAATTGTTGGTTTAGACAGATACACCGATTTACTCAAAGAAGTAGTGCAATATGTAGAAGCCAAACTAAGGAGTAAGAACAATGGATAAACCAATAAGCGAAACAATTCGTTTTGATGATGAATACAAAGCTGAAGGCTCGTATAAATTTCATGTGCCTGAAAGGTCTGAATGGGTTTGCTATTTGTTTGGTGGTCGTAAAGGAGAAGGTATTTCTTACAGACCACTAAAAGGATACGAACCTAATTGGTTTGTCAGATGGATGATGAAGATTTGTTTTGATTGCACATGGGTTAAGGAAAAGAACACATAACTGACACATACCAAATTTAGTATGTCATTGCAACAATCAGTTGCTTAAGGAGAAAATCATGAAATTTGAAATGGAATTTGGTTGGGTAGGCAGTGAGAAAATTACAGTTGAAACCCACGACTTCGACAAGATCCAAGTCATTCAAGAATTTATCCAGTTCCAAGAGGAAAATGGATGGGCAGTTGAATATGAAGCAATTGACGAACTTGATGAAGACTTTGAAGAAACTGAAGAAGAAGCAGTCCCAGACTTTGCTTTAAACGCTCACGAACCTTTGTAGCTTGTTGGCTACTTTGCCAACAGATAAAGCCCCACATTGCTAAAGGCGTACCCTGCGTACACGATAGCCATGTGTGGGTTTTCTTTGTAGAGCTGTTCACCAGCAATGTAGGCGTAGATAGCCCCTGTCAGAATGATTAGCCAAGCACTCAAAATGCACCTACATCAATAACTTCGCCTCTGAACTGAATTTGGTCTTCATCAAATTTATGGACGAGTTCAGGCCATAAAAGCTGACCATTGAAGAAGTTTAACACTGCAAAGCCCGATCTGTGGTTGCTTGGGTTTATCTCTGCATAGGTAAACTGTGGGCCATCAGTCTCAGCTAAAGTCCCCGTATCTACCCCGTATCTACATCCATTGTAATCAGAGAATGGCGTGACTTTTAAAGAGTGAAGGTGTCCAGTAACGATTGACACACCAGCGTTTACTGTATTGTTGTGAGTGGCATGAACACCACCTTTGTATCGGTGTTTAACAATCACATCCTCGGTAGGCCATACTGCCCAACAGAACTCCCACTCGGTTATATGGTCTGTCAGTTTAAACCCTTGAACTTCTTTGAATTGTGGTGCGTGTTGGGCTAAACGATTGCCAAACCGAATATCGTGATTACCCCATGTAAAGCATAACTTTACATTGTGCCTTGCTGCTTTAGCGGTTTCCTCTATCTCACCCAACGCACCTTGCGTAGCTTTTAACTCTTGGATAACAGAAGTCTGTGGTTGGTCAGTTACATCGTGCCTCGATATAGACGCTCCATCAAACGCATCCCCGTTACATATCACTGCCTTAGGTTTGAACTCTTGGATAGCCCATAGAAGCCCTTTAAAGGCTGTTGTTCGTTGACCAGGTATGAAGTGAGCGTCAGAGAAAACTATGACAGTGCCATCTAGGATGCCTAGTTCTACTTGCTTTAAAGGAGAGAATGACTTGGGTCTGTTTTTGTCGTAGTAAGCACCACGATGGTCACTTGCGCTGAGTGCCATGTTGTATTGTTTTTCAATCCACCTTCTGCGTAGATGAACTGCCCTATTGTGTATCCCAAGATGTTCAGCTATCTTTGTCGCAGACTGAAGTTTCCCCCATAACTGGATGAACTCCATATCAGTACACGTTTCATTATGTGCGCCCATTGGAATCCTTAGACAGTAACTTTTCTAAAAGGTTAATGACTCGATGCTCTTGCATTTCCACTTCATCTTGAGATGATTTTGGGTCTTGTGCCACAGTCATTAAATCGTGCAGAAACACATGAAGTAACTCATGTAAAGCAGTCTGATCCAGAGACTCAGGTGTGATCTTTTCAGCACCAAAATCACCTAGTCTATAGGTAGCCAATCGAGCAGAAGTATTGAACTCCACAGAAGCCATTGCTGACTTTGCAGGTTTACTTCCCTTCTCTATTCTCCAATCACCCAAACTAAGCACTTGCTGCCACTTTCTGACACTTTGTGCGAACAGTTTTGCATCTTCTGGTGTAGGAATGTTAGGCATTTCAACACCTTATACAGTATTTATGACAATTTAATTTAAGATAAGAACAAGGCTACTTCTGCTTTGCGTCTTTTGACAAGCCCTGCAACCTCTTTGCCACCAGCCTTAGTCCATGACATAAAAGCCTCGGCAGCACCATCCCAATCACCACGATTAACCTTCATGCGAATGGTTGACCTTTGGTAGTTGCCTAAACCTGCGTTGTACGCAAAAGAGACAACAGCGTCGAATTTGCTTTGATGACTAGCAAGAGTAGGAGAAAGTCGAAGAACACCACGTTCAAAAGTATCGATGTCAACCTTGAACAGATTGACCAGTTCATCTTTAGACCAAACACGATTGTCTTCCCCTTTTAATTGGTAGTCAGACCTGATAAGCCCTGTGTAACCCTCTTTACGCACGTTTGGCAGGTTAAGTTGGTCAGCGTACATAGCGTGACCCCATCCAACAGTCCAGATAGCCGCACTGCACCGATAAGGCTTATTCCTGTAGCCTTCAAAGAAGTGCATCAGATGTTCGCCTTTTTCGCTGATTTTCATTTCTTAGCCCAGCTTCTACTTCCGAACCAAAATCCTATAATTCCTCCCAACATAGCCATTTCATCAGAACTAAAAATAACGTCAGTAATCCTAATCAAATCATCCATGTTGTTGACTAAACTAGGTCTGCTGTAAACGTAGTAGGCAATCCATGCGTTAATAGCACAGAGTTCAAATATAAAGATGTAAGTCACGATTGGTCTTACAGTACCGACAAAGTTGACTACCCAAGTGCTTGCCTTTTCCATGATTTTCTCATCATGCTTGAGGGCTGCTTCTGTCATCTGGGCATCAGTCTGCATGGCAATCTGGTCTGTGCGAATCTCCTCCATGCGCTCTTGAGCCTTAAAGCCTTGAGCCATCATCTGTAGCTGTAACTCTACTTGAACACGAGCCAAAGCTAACTCATGCTTTTGGTCATCTTTGTTCTGAAAGAAGTCTAGGAGTTTTGGTAAGCCCGATATGAGCAAACCACCAAGTGTAGAAAATAGAGATAGCATTACAGTCCAATCTTTCCAAGTAAGAGATTAACAATCTTGTCTGACAAATCGTCAGGGAGAAACTTTAGGAAACCTAAAAACCATAAAGCCACTACCCCATAGACAAATATCTTTAGGCAAAGGTCAAAGGTCTTTTGGTACTCATTCACCGCCCACACCTTTTAGTGGTGTCACAAAACTCCATAAGTTCGTATATACCGACAAAGACCAAAAACAAAACAAAGAATGAGCCACCAATAATGATGGCTAACTCATTCATCTCTTGCTCTTTTTGTTTAGCCTTCTTATCTGCTCTCTCTAAAGCCCTGAGTTCCCTTGCGTCATCAATGTCCATCTGGTCTTGACGGGCTTTAATCTTGTTCCAAACGTCAACCTTACCTGTGGTCATAAAGAGCATCTTGAGTTCTTCCTCAAATGCTCTAGCCTGTTCAAGAGCCATCTCAATCTGGAGAGCAGTCCCCATGTTTGAGCCTTTACTCTTCTTAGCCTCAATCAATGCCTTAGTAGCGGTACTCTTGGCATCGAACATCTTGCCAATCATCGGGGCAAGAGAACCTAAATCATTGGCGACCTTACTCGCCTTCTTAACCATCGAAATAGCTTGCTGAATGCCAGCTAGAGCCGTCATCGGATCGATCATTTCACCTTCTCCCATTTAAGACAGATAACCCTTCGGTTATACACATCTCCAACCCAAGTCCATTTAATACATCGGTACTCTATGGTTGCCGCCTTTAGACGATCACGGAAAACACCAAACAATAATGTAGCTACAAAAAATGACAAAAGCACTAATACATACCGCAGCGATGATGGCTTCGGCATAGTCTCTCATTACTCTTCTCTAGGTTCAAAAGCACCCTTGAAGCCAAATGTTGCTGAAGAGCTAAGTGTTGGACTCCATTGGCTTGGGTCTGCCAATAGCCTCAATACTTGATTACGTTCGGCAGCAGGTAATGTTGACAACAAATCAGCCGCACCTTGAGGTGTTTTCATGGCTTCTGTTAAAGTTTGCAATGTTTTGGTGCTAACGGCTCTTTCTAACTCGCTTATCACTTTGTTAGTTGATGAAGCCACTACACTTAAATAAGATGGCAATCTAATGAAAGAAGTTTGTTGTTTTAACAGTTGTGCAAGGGCGGCCTGACCTTCTTTAACTTGTTCTGCAACAGATACTTGAGTCAATCGTTTTTGTGCCTGATCTCGCAACACAGACAAACTTGAATCTGCCAACTCAGTAGCAATATTGTATTTGCCTGGCCCAAGAATTCTCTCGACTTCTTCAGGTGTTTCATTCTGAACCAAACGTACAAACCCATCCTTGTTAGTTTTCCACAACTTTAGTGCTTCACCAGACAGTTTACGTTCGGCAATCTTCTCCATGCCTTTTGTGTAATCAGCAAGGTATTGGCGATAACCTCTACCACCAGACTCTTCGATTGCATCAATGATGATTGGTCGAATATCACCTAGAACCTTAGAAGCAAGATTTCTCTGTGATGTTGCATCAATGCCTGGTCGCAATCTCTGAATAGCCGCATTAACAGAGTTCTTGCGAATAGCATCCAAAGCAATAGCATCTACGACACCGCCATTGTTTGTCCATTTAGCAATGTCATCAGCAACATTCTTTACCGCACCAACCAATACATCGTCACCTGCAAAGCGAGGATTATTGGCAATAGAAGAGATACTTCTTGCCAAACTAACGCCTTCAAGTGGCTTAATTCCAACAGAACGAAGCGCATCAGCCGCACCTTGAGCAAAACGAGCGCCTTGACCTAAGTCTAAAGACGCATTTGCCGCCTTAGAAGCCCAATTGTCAGCCATTTGTGCAAGATCACCCTTGTAGGTATATCTTGTAAAGCCAACAGGAATACCTTTCTTGATTAACTCAAGACGACCTGCCGCCTCTGCCAATTCACCCGCTTCAATCAATCTGCGAACATCTGCAACTTTAGCTGCAGCTTCACCACTTAACATCCCCGCTTTTGCTTCATATTCAGCAACCGCCTTACCAAGATTTGCACGATTTAGTGAGGCTTCTCTTGATGGAGTTGTAATGGCATTTAAGGCATCTTTTGCTTTTTCAGCAATAGAACGAACTTCAGCTGCATTCTCGCCACCCGCCAATTTAGACAAAGCCTTTAAAGATTCATCTTCATTGAATAACTTAACTTTTCGCAAGAATTGTGGGTCTTGTTGCAATGCATCATCAATCAATGCTTGCCATTTGGGATTGTTAACAGAAGCTGTAATTTCAGCAACACTCGCATTTGGAGGAGCTTTCTTTAATGCAGCAAGCACATTAGGAAGGTCTTTACCAAGAGACAATTGAGCCAAAGTAGCCGCTTTTTGTGCAGGAGCATTGAATAAATCTACTACTTTGCCAACACCAGCACTTACTGCTTGACCAACAACACGACCACCCGCCTCATAAGTCGCGCCTTCAAGGATATTCTTAACAGGTTGTGTTTGCGCTTGTTCTGGAGTCATGCCACCAAGGTAAATATCACCTAGTTTTAGGACTTCTTTAGCCATGCCATAGCCTAAACCTGCACCACCGACAATGCCTGGTGGCCCTGCTGGTGAACCTAACATACCACCGCCAACAGCACCAAGAGCCTCAACTGTAGGAGCAACTACTGGTTTGGCAATATTGCGATATAACAACTGGCTTAAAGTTAAATTTTGTTCATTTTTAGCCGCAGGTACAGGTTTCCCATAGCCAGGTATTTGCGCTGAAGGAGGAGCAGGATATCTTGCCGCCAAACGAGCAGTTTCATCAGCAATAGGCTTTGCAGTACCTAGATACTTATCTGGGTCAAACTCAGTAGATTTACCAAGGTATGCGTCAGGGTCAAATTCAGCCATATTACTTTTCTCCTAAACGATTCTTGATTTGTGCAGAACGAGGATCATTTGGGTTTTTGTTTGCCCAATCTAAGGCTTGCCGATCTTCACCAGAAAGCGTCCTCTTAGGTTGTTCAGCCTTGTATGAGTACGTCAAATCGTACGCTTCTTTCAAACGGGTCTTAGAACCCTGAATGTCTCCAATGGCTTGGTCAAGTGCGGCTCTAACATCTTTAGCATCTTGTCTACGATCAATGGCAGCAAAAGAAGCAGTAAGTTGTTTACCCTCTTGATTAGACACATTACCCAAAGCACCACCTGTTTTAGAGGCATCACGAAGGTCTTGTAAGGCTTGGAAACCACCTTTGGCAACAATCTTGTCGTATAGGGCTTGAGCCGCACGACCATTTGCTGTAATGCCAGGCAATCGACCTGCCGCAATACCTGTGATTTCTGAAAGACCAGGACTATCTCTTAGCTTCTCAATGTCTTTAACAAATGAATCAGCCTTAGTTTCAAAACTGTTAATTGCAGACGTTGCTTGTGGATATGCCGCTTCACGCTTTTGCTTTTCTTTTGGAGTAAGTAATTCAGCAGAAGCCGATTCTTTTAGAGAAATAGCAAGTTGTGCTAAATCTCTCTTAGATTGCGTTTGCAATTGAGCAATTTGTACTGCTGTTGCACCACGTTCACGAGCCGCTTCAATCTGTGCATCTGCCGCAACTTTAGCTCTTTCTAATGCAGCATCAGCCGCAGTTTTAGCCGCTTCAGTCTTAGCTAGATTAGCCGCCTCTAATCCCGCAGTTCTAGCTTGTGTGGCTTCTGCTCTGCTTTGAGCTGCTGTTAAAGCCGCCAAAACTTTCTCTGGTGGGCCATATTTGGTTAGAACGCCAATAACTTGATCTTGAGTTGCATCAGGGCCAAGTTTAGCCAACTCAGCACGCAATTGCTCTTCTTGTCTAACAGACAATTCAGTCTTAGCCGCACTAGCCAAAGATGCTTGTCCTGCCGCCAAACGCTGTTGTTGTTCAGCAATTTGAACTTGCGCTTTACGAGCATATTCAGCCAAAGCCATAGCACCTTGTTGGTCTCCCGCTTGTGCCAACATCTGAGCACCCTTCATAATCGACTCAGGATTGTTCTGGTCAATCTGTTGGGCAATAGAGTTCCTAGTGCTGATTAGACGCAACTGAGGGTCTTCTGCACCCAAAGCACCACCAGCCACATCAGCAAGTCCTCTAGCACCCGCATAGATTAATGCCTGACCACGAGCCGCAGGGTCTAATTGAGCCAACCTCATGCCTTCGCTTAAAGCAGAAGTACGTTGTTGTTGACCATACATTTCAGGGGTTAGGCCAAATAAACCTTCAACTATAGTTGCCATGATTTATTCCTTAATAAGTGTATTGTTGATTAGGCAGAAGAGGATTTACTGTAGTAGTAGTACCTAGGTAACTTGCAGGCAAATTGATGCCTAACCTTCTAGCCATGTCAGCTGTATTCACATCCATTGGGCCTGTAGGTGCGGCTACTCTTGCTGGGCCAACTTCAGACATTGAAAGATCATTTACCAATCCTGAGCCTGGAAGAAATCCACCAGAAGCTGGTTGCTCTAATCTTTGTCCCAAAGGTCTTGATTGATCAAGTTGATTGGCAGAGAATGCTTCAACAGCAGTATTGATTCCAGTAGACAAAAGACCTGAAGAACCCAAAGCAGTCAATCCTGTAGCAAGAGGACTATTGGTAGCCGCTGCCCCTGTAGCCAATGCCACGCTCTGACCCGCACCCCTTAAACCAAGTTCACCTGCTCTAGCACCTGCGGTAGAAACAAGATTACCCAAGTTGATGCCAGTAGTTAATGGTTGTTGACCCGCACTCTCCAAGGCTTGAACTTGGTTCATGGCAGTCGTGTAAGGTGAATAAGCGGCTTGTTGACCACCATAGTACTGACCCATAGTAGAAGCACCAGTACCCAAGAGTCCCGCACCAAACAAGACGTTCTGTTGACCTTCTCGTTGAGCATTAGCCGCCAAGATAGCTTCTTGTTGCGCACGAGCATTAAACAAAGCCTGTAATTCAGGAGTAGTTGCACCCAAAGTACCACCTTGAGCAACAGACAGACCCGCACGACCTTGTTGTTGAAGTTTATTCTGAAGGTTAGCCAACTCTAACTCTCTGCCTGGTTGAAGCAATGCCATCTGACTCTTTAAATAGTCTGAGGCGACTTGTTCAGGAGATTGAGCCAAATACTTGTTACCAAGTGTAAACAAGCTCTGAGCACCCGTTTGGAGGGGTTCAAAGGCTTTCTGAGCACCTTCTGCTTGCTGAATACCAGACTCAGCTAACTTAACAAATCTATCTTGAGCCGCTTTAGCTTCAGGACTCAGTGTGTACCCTGCGCTAGTCAATTGACCCGTTTTAGGATCAAAAGCAAACTGTGAAGAACCAAACCTAGTTGTCATGCCAACAGGTCTAAAGGCAGCGGCACTTTTGGCAGCAGCAGTCTCTTCATCAATCTTCTTTTGGGCGGCTTGTGCGGCTTCCTTAGAAACCCTAGCTTGCTCTATACCAGCCGCAGTAGTTAAACCAGCACCAACGGCTTTTCCTATAACGCCTTCTGCTACTTTTTCAGCTACTTTTGTTCCCGCAGAAGTTAGCAGACCAGTTCCTACCGCAGTAGCTCCACCCGCTGCCGCAGACGTACCTAAAGTAGAACCCGTCAAAACACCTGTTCCCGCTAGACCTGTACCAACTTTGATACCAGTTCCCGCAACCGCAGGAGTACTAGCCGCAGGAGTTAACAATCCTCCAGTACCAGTAGCCGCACCACCTGCTGCCGCACCACCTGCCGCAGGAGCACTTGTAAGCAAACCTCCTGTACCACTACCACCTGTTAAATTTGTTAATGTAGCAACTGGCGCACCAGTAGCCAAAGCACTGCCAAGACTTGTAGCTCCAGCAGTACCACCCGCACCACCAAGAGCCAAGTCAAGTTGAGCAAGTTCAGCCGTAGTCATACCTGCTGTGCCAGCCGCAGTACCTGCCGCACCAGTAGCCGCACCCGCATTTAATATGCTTGGCAAACCAAGAAGCAATGCTGTCCCTATTGCGAACTCTTTTAGACCGCTTTTAACTTCTTGTTGAGTGCCAGTTTTCTCTACTTCACCAGTAGGCAAGTATTGGGTGAAGCCTCCACCAGCTTTGTTATCAGCAGCTTTATAGGTAATAACATTTTCAATACCACCAACTTGTTGATCTTCACCAGAACCAGTAACTTTGTAAACTGGCTGAACAACAGTGTCGCCAAGAGTAATGGTTTGACCATTAGGCACAGTCTCAGCGATACGAGCCGCAATCGTTCCTTCTGGTAAGCCAACAGCCTTAGCAAGTTCAGCAGGAGATACTTTGTAAGTCTCCATTACCTTAACAATTGCAGCGTCACTTAAATCTGGATTAGTTGTTAAAAAATCTACAATTTGCTCCGTTGTTACAGCTCCAGCAACAGGAGCAGCCGCAGGAGCAACAGGAGCTACTTCGGCAGCAGGAGCAACAGGAGCAGGAGCAACAGGAGCAGGAGCAACAGGAGCAACAGGTTCAGCTACTGGTTCATAAACAGGTTCAGGAGCAGTAGGAGCAACCGCATCAAATCTTTCTTGAATAGCCGCAACATCAGACCCCGTAGCCTCTGCCACTTGAGATGGATCAACTCCATAAGTACTCATTACAGCGGCAATATCGGCATCACTCATGCCTGGATTTGCAAGCAAGAATTCTACAATTTGTGCATTAGTGACAGCCATGATGTTTACTCCGCTTCTTTAGGAACTTGCGCTTCAGCCTGTTCTTTTATTTTAAGAATCAGAGGCCATACGCCTGATTTGCTTGGCAGTTCACCAAGGGTCTGTAATACAAAGTTAATCTCGTTAACGTCTAACTCTAGCTTCATGCTTGACCCCAAGGTGTGCCAGTAGCAGTTACAGGATTCTTCTGCAAAGCAATATTAGCCGCCAGAGCATCTTCTGTGGCTTGTTTATCAACACCATTAGCCCACACCCAACCAAGCACTGTTTCTTGTGTCAGGTCTGCATAGGGAATTGTTGGTGTGCCATCTGCCCATGAGCAAGTTGAATAGATAGAGGCTGTGTAGTCTCCATCTACTGCTGTGGCTTGCCAGTGTGCAGTTGTTACAAATCCGTTAGAAGTGTTGCGGTCTAGGGTTGAGATTGTCCAAGTCGTAGTCATGATATTTTCCTTTTAAAGATTAGCGGCAGAAAGACGCTGAGTTATACGCAAACTTGCCATGATGTAACGCTCTTGCTTCGTCAGCAACCAAACCCGCAAGTTCTAGGTCATCAAAGTAGCCAATTGATTTTGTCTTGCCTTTAGTACAAACACGAACAGCCCAAGACTTACTATGATTGTGCCAACTCACGCCACGAAAGCCTGATGTGTTGTTTTTGCACATACCCTTGTTATATTGGTTTTCGCTTCTAGTGGCTTCACGCAAGTTCTCAAGTCGGTTGTCTTGTCTGTCACCATTGATATGGTCAATCTCTTTTGGCAAGTAACCATGCTCAAGCAAGAAAATCAATCGGTGAACCTTGTGGGGCTTGCCCATCCAAGTGACATGACGATAGCCAGTTTTGTGGATTGAGCCAACTTCCTGACCAACAAGATATTGCTTGTTAGGGTGCATGACTTTCTTCCAATACAAATGACCATCCTTGTGGTCAAAATATTCTGTAATAAGTTGTTTTGTAATCATATTTAACAACTTTTAATCTAGTTGGAGGGCTGTGGTAACAATGGTAACTGCATTTCTGGAAGAACCCCCAAGACATTGAATGTTTCCAGAACTATTTGTGACTTGAATTTGTGTTGCTGTTGGGGAAGTAGTTACATAAGTTGTTGCCCCAACTTGAGAAACAATTACTAAACCTCCAGTTGTGTCCGTTATTACTAAAGCAGTGCCTCCATTTGTGTTATCCCTTAAAAGTACTGCGCCAGAGGATTGAGTGGTTACTGTTGTGGCTGTTGAACTATTGATTGCTGTTGAAGTAATTATCTTTGCTTTACCAGTAACGCTTAAATTTCCAGCGCCATAGTCAGTTGTGTTTCCTAATGACAGACCACCAGAGGCATGTAATGTAAGCGCCTGAGTAAGCGTTGCTGCAGACCCTGCTGTGCTACTTGCTGACTGATACCAAACATGGGATGCACCCGAAATGTTGTAGATGCCCACAGCTTGTGCATTACGTCTAATCCACTGACCACTAGAATTTAAATAAGCGTTTTGCAACAACAAAACATCAGCCGCACCATCAGCCGCAAGACCACCACTGCTTTTAACCTCCAATGCTTTGTAACTTGAAGCCCAAGCACTCGGAGTAACGGACACGCCTAGATTGCCTGAGGTATCAATTTCAACAGCAGTACGAGAAAGACTGAAATCAGAACTTGCTTGTCTTAACTTGTAAGTTCCGTATGTGCTTGCGTTTGCACCATACGATTGCCAGAATGCACCATTAGCACCTTCTTGTGAAAGTGTTGTTCTGTTTGCACCATGACCTGTAATAGCGCCTGTAACAGCAATTGCACCATTAACAGTTAGTTTTTCTACAGGCGAACTTGTACCAATACCTAGATTGCCTGATGAGTCGAGTGTGGCTCGGATATTGTCGTTGGTAGCAAATGTAAGGTTAGTAGCATTGCTTGTACCAATAGTGGCGGCATAGTTACCGCTTGTATTTGCCCAGAATGCTCCAGTTGAACTGGTAACACCCATGTAAAAACTGCCACCTGTGTTGACTATTTGAGTTGCGGCATATCCAGTTGTTGCACCTGCATTTTTAAAGAATACTGAAGAATCAGTTCCACCGATTGTCAACTTGTTTGTAGGCGTTACTCCAACACCCAGATTAGTCCCATCAAACAAAAGCGCAGAGCCAGTAGCCAATGCACTTGTACTAGAGGCGTAAACCACACCGCCTGATGTGAATGATGTTAGGTTTGTACCGCCATTGGCAGTAGGTAAAGTTCCTGTCACTCCAGTTGTCAAGGGTAAACCAGTTAAGTTGGTTGCTACTCCTGATGTAGGTGTACCCAATAAAGGTGTCACCAATGTCGGGCTTGTTGCAAAAACGGCAGAGCCTGTTCCTGTTTCGTCTGTTAAAGCACCCAATAGTTGAGCAGAAGTGAATGAACCAAGAGATGTAGCATTTCCGCTAGAAGTGACTGCACCTGTTAAGTTGGCATTAGTAGTGACGTTACCCGCAGTTAAGCCAGAGGCAGTGCCTGTGATGTTTGTGCCTACCAAGGCTGATGGAGTTCCTAGGGCGGGAGTAACTAATGTTGGGCTATTGGCAAACACCAAAGCACCTGATCCTGTTTCATCTGTTACGGCAGAGATCAAGTTCGCAGATGATGGTGTACCCAAGAAGGTAGCCACACCAGTACCCAATCCACTTACACCAGTAGAGATTGGCAGACCAGTTATGTTAGTAGCCACACCAGAAGCAGGAGTTCCCAATGCGGGAGTCACCAGTGTTGGCGAGTTTGACAACACTACATTGCCTGTACCAGTAGAGGTAGTTACACCAGTACCACCATTGGTAACACCTAAAGTACCTGTGATGTCGCCAGTATTGATACTGATTGCATCCCAAGTAGCATTAGTGCCATCAGTCTGAAGATACTTGCTAGAGTTACCTGATTGGCTAGGCAAGAGGTTATTTAAAGCCGCAGTAGCCGTAGAAGCACCAGTACCGCCATCAGCAACTGCTAAGTCTGTGATACCAGTAATTGAACCACCAGTAATTGCGGCAGCAGAGTTGTCTGTCTTTGTCGCAACAGCAGTAGCAATGTTATTGAACTCAGTGTCAATCTCAGTACCACGGACAATCTTTAGCGGATCGCCAGGTGTAAGGTTGTCTTTAGTAGCGAAATTCGTGGATTTTGTGTAATTCGACATATTAGGATATCTTTCCGTTTTTAGATTGAATCTCAATCTTCTGAATTGACAACTGTGTGCCGTTAATGGTGGTTTCGTAACCAGTTTGAACAATCTTTCCTGCGCCAGAAGCAGTCACATCTAGCGTCTTAATAAGCACACCACCAGAGTATTCTGCCACACCATATTCAGCGAGACCATACTCATAGTTCTTCTGCTCAGGGATAAAAGCATTGCCCGACAAATAGTTGGCAGCAAAGTCAAATCCCCACTTAATTGTGACGAACTGGTTAGAGCCACCAATAACGATTGTTTTGATTCTCTTGAGGATAGAAATCTGATTTTCATTACCTAAATCTGCATGATTCGTAAAGTAAGAAAGTCGGTAAGTAGATGTGTTATCTAAGAAACTTCCATACTTTCCAATATATCCATTCTTGCCAATATACAAATCACCATTGCGAAGCGAATATAGAAATGTAGGGGTAATTGAATCCCACTTAGTGACCCTAGATGCACCATCTTGCAATTGCATCTTTGTATCAAAACAGAAGACTTGTGCTGTTGTTGGTAGAGTCAACAAGTAAAAAGCATTCTTCTCTGAGTAAACAGACTTCAGATTAGCAAGAGTCTCTACTGCCAAAGATGAAACTAAATCGGAACGAACATTCTTAGATAGGTCTCTCAAAGGAGCAGACTTCTCTTGGATTGTTCTCATCAGAGAACGAACACCTGAGTCTGACAAGAAGATCACATCAGTGCCAATTGACTGAATAGAGTCTCTTGCAATACAACCAATAGAGCCTACTGTGTCGCTTAACTGGAGCGTAGCGGGAGTTGTAGCACCAGAGTAAACAAGAATCTGTCGTTTACCAAAGATGAATAAGAAGTCATTGTGAGCCGCTAGACCCATTATCTCATCTGAACCATTAGGCCAAACACGAGAAACATTTAAAGTTCCTGTTGTGCCGCCACCCCATACATGACCTGCAATCAGATCAGAGAAGCTAATAGTCACCTTATCTGTAGATGTATTAGCCACCCACAAACGACCAAAAGCTGAGATAGCAATGTTTGCTTGAGGAACAGTACCAACATAGCCTGACTTTTCAGATACTCTACGATAAGTAGTAGTACTTATAGCTGGGTCAAAGATGAGTGGATCGTGTCCTGATTGGAAAAAATAAGTAATCCCATTCAGAGAGGCGCAATGCCAGTTATTAGCCGTAATCGTAGGAGCAGAACCACCACCACCATAAGTTAACTCAGTCACTGCATTAGAAGTTCCAAGTTTGAATAACTTGAGATTTCCTGCAAACAAAAGAGTCAAAGTGCCATCAGTTTGGACTAATTCATGGATAACAGTGACATCATTAGCACCTAGATTCCCAGATGAGGGGTTTACCAAGGTGTAGCCCTTGCGAGAGCCAACACGACCATATTGGTCAATCACACAATTATTGGCGACCAAAGCAAAGCCAGATGCCAAATCTAATGGCGAATCTTGCGTGTTCAGGCCGAAAAAGCCTGGTGCGCTAATGCTTTGACTTTGTAAAGGAGCAGCCATTACACCGCCACAAAGTTGTCTTCAGGATAACGAGTGCTTTCCAATGCAATAGCATCAGAGAGCATACCTTTGTATAAAACATAGGCATCTGAAGTTGTTGTACCGCCATCTTCGCCACGCTCCATCAAAGCACGAGCATAGGCATTCTGAGTAACCAAATAGTCCAAAACCTTGACTGAAGTGCCATCAGCAGACAGATTAGCCTGTGGGATGGTTAAATCAAACTTCAGTGTGTAAACACCATTGGGAACAGGAAACAGGTCAATCTTTGTGTCGCCACTACCATCTACCCCGTTAAAGCAGAACTCGCTAGGAATAGACTGTGAAGGTGTGCCAAAGTTCAACTTGCGGTTCATATCCGCAGTAGTCGTGTGATCCAATGTTATAACACTGGTAGTGTTAATAGCATCATTAACACGAAACTTCTGACCTGAACCTGTCAAAGAATATGAACTTGTGCCACTGGTAGTAGTCACTGTGACTGTCTGAGACAACACATTCCATGAATAAGCATCTTCAATCTGACGCTTGGCATCATTGACAAACTTGCCAATCAAAGCGGAATAGTTTGTTTCTGAGACTGTAGAAACATTAGTCTCACGCAAGCGGGTGAGAACATCATTGACAAGTTCTAAGTAGGTCATGTTCTTTGTGCTCCCTGAACCTCAAATGTGGCAATAAAACTGAAGGAACTTGCCGCTTCAGTTGTAAGTTGAATCCTATCGCCTTCTTCTAAAACGATGTAAGCAACACCATTGAATTCAAGGTATTCTTTAGAAGTTAAGTTGTAAGACGTAAGAATGTCCAAGGTTGTAGCGGTACTTGCGTCATACCACTGAACAGTAATGTGCTTAGTCGAACCGCCAGTATTGTGAATGTACATCACAGTAAACTTGGCGTAATAACCCGTAGGAACTGTATAAACAGTTGTCAGCGTATTAGCTGTAGGGTTAATTCCGACTGAGATTGGTCTCACTTCATATTCCTCTTAGAGATCGCTTTAGCCTTAGCTTTAGCGTCTTCCTTGGACGTTGCGCCCCAAGCTCTAAGAGAAAGTAAAAGTCGGGTAGGCTTTCCATCTTTCATCTCAGCGCCAGGCATATTGCCCATTCGTGCTAAAAAGGATGCCCTACGAGGGTTATCTCCCGACTTGACTGGTGGTTTTAAATTGCCACCTGTTTCTGCATTATACGATGCTCTACCTTTGGCATTCAAGCCCCCCTTGGGGTTTTTTCCTTCTTTTGTTTGCCAAACAGGAGATTTCATTTCTTACCCTTTGGTTTAGACATACCTGCTTCGGATAAAGCAATAGCCAAAGCCTGTTTTGGATTAGTAACGACCTTTTTATTGGTAGTCAACTTGCCCTTACCAAACTCAGTCATAACTTTGCTGATCTTCTTTTGGGCTTTGGTTTTCATATCAGTACATGATCTTGGCAGTGATTGTTCCAGTTACATAAACTGTGCAATTGGCTCTTAGATACTTAGGCGCATTAGCTACAGTAATCATGCCATCACCAGTTAAGGCCGTACCAATCGTTGAAAAGGTTACCCCGTCCAGACTTCCTTGTAAAGCAACAGTAGCACTTGTAATGCCTGAAACTTGTAAGAATGCAGGTTGACCAGCATCGACTTGGACTGCGGTTGATGCTCCAGTAGCGACAACGGCATTCAAAAGTGTAATTGGAGCAGTTATAGCCATTATTTACCCCTTGTGGATTTCTTCATCATATTGGTAGCGGTGCGACCACCACGGGTAGGCATTGCTTTAGGCTTACCAATAGCAATCATCACAGTGACAGGCATAGACTTCTTTTTTCCATACTCTTTGGCTTCTTTCTCGCCTTTTTCTGTGTATGGGAATTTCTTGTTTCCAACTTGTGGCATATAAATCCTTATCGAACTAGCTTGGTTGCAACAAAAGAAATGATACCGCCAACAACAGAAGCGATAGCCATTCCAACAAAGAAACCACCTTTAGATTTGTTTGCCATCTCTAAAAGGGTTTTTATATCTTGGCGAAGTGCATGGACTTCATTCTGTAAAGCCTCAACTTGAGCTTCCAATTTGCCGAACTCTCTTGGATCAATTTCCGACATTTGAAACCTCTTTCTTTGGTCTTCCAACCTTAGGTTTATCTTCGTCTTTCTTTAAAGTTTCCTCAACAAGGACGTATCCTTCATGACCTTTCATGCTATCAATATCATGCTGATAGATGAAAGTAACCAATGTTCCCGACTTTAAGCAACGAAAAGTAGCCATAAAAACTCCAAAAAAAGGGGGGTATTAGCCCCCTTTAATTAAACTGCACGACCAATGATTAAGGTCAATGTAGTTGATGCCAAGTCTACAGAACCTGCTGTAGGGTTGTAAGTCACGATAGTAACTGTGTTAGCGGCTGAAACATAGGCTCTACGAACCAAACCTGCTTCAGAAACGCCAACAGACATACCGATAACCATGTCGCCCAAAGCAACGCCTGGTACTGTAACTGTATCTGTAGCGGTTGCAGTAGTAGCTACTGATCCGCTATCAAGAGTGCATGAAACGTCCCAAGTGTCTGTAAACAAACCACGGAACTGGTCATTACCCCTGCGGGAAACGACTGCTGTTGCTGCTGCCATAATAAATCTCCTTGATGTAAAAAATCCCCCCACCGATTAAGGCGAGGGGAAAAGGCAACTATTAGGCTGGAACTGCTAACGCAAATGCGCTAGAAGACAAAGCTGCACCAGTTGTGGCGGCTGTACGCATTGCTTTCACACCATAAAGTGTGTCAGATGTGAACAAGGTAGCCAAGAAGTCTTGCTTGTACTGAGTCTGTGAACGGATGCCCACTTGCTCAACCAAAACCATAGAGTCCTTGTGACCCATCAAGCAGATACGATCAGTGGTGGAGTTACCAGCACCAGTATCAGCATTGCTAGATGTATACACGGGGATACCATACAGTTGACCGATTTCACCATTGCGAATGGCATTGCCATTACCCACAAAAGCCTGTTCTGTGTAACGGGCAAGACCCATCAACGTATTGCGGCTTGAAGGAGGAATGATAAAGAAGCGACCATCCATAGGAGTGTCGTTGTCATCCAAACGCTGAATGGTGCGACGAATAGCAGCGTCAGTCAATGCGGAAGCATTGGATGTAGTGCTGTTATAAGCAGTAGTACCATCACCGCCAATGAAGGCTTTAGTGGTTGTATTGCTTGTTGCGTAGTCATCAGTACCGACAGTAGCACCATTGAATGCACGACCCAATTGGATCAAGCTAGTGTCTACTTGCTTGGCAAGCGCATAGCCCGCATCAGCAGTGTAGAACTGGCGCAAGCTGTTCAAGGCTTGGGCTTCAACGATGTCCTCAATGAAACGTGAATACTCGAAGTGTTGGTTAATGTTAACCAGAACTTCTGTCTCAGTTGCGGCAATCAGAGTAACGGCAGTAGATGCCGCTTTTGCTGAAGCAGAACCACGGGTAGGTGCGGGAATGTGAACTACATCGCCCTTCTTACCTTTGAAGTTCATCTTCATTACGATGTTAGCCAAAACAAGGTTTTTCTTGTAAGCGGCTACGATTTCGTCAGACCAGATTTCTGGAATGAACGTTGCTGCGGTGGTTACTGTTACCGCTGGTGTTGGATATGCCATGATTAAATCTCCTAAAACAAATTTTAACGAACCCGTTTCTCTGCATACGCTTGATAAATTTCATCAGCAAGCGAAGCATAACGATCTGGGTCTCTCAACTGAAGCTGAATAAGGTCAGCCCTACGATATACTTTCTTTGATGATTCACCAGAACCACCTACATCAACACCTACTGCCTTTAAGTTCTGCTTGCGAGTTACCTCACCCTCATCACTTACTTGCTTACTTTTTACAGTGCGTAGCTGTTTATAGGTAGATAGCAATTCATTGGCTGAGTCGAAATCATATCCAGAATCGGCTTGCTCAAAAATCTTAATGCGAATAGGGCTAGACTTCACCCAATTTGCAAAGTCCTGATCTCTGGCAATGTCGCCAAAGTCGGGATGTTCTTGCGCTAACCTTTGCTGAATTTGCGCCCTTTTCATCTCTTGCGTTACTTGTCGTGCCGCTAGGATGTCAGGGTGATTATCAACAGTCCTTTGAACTGCCTTCTGTGGATTCTCAAAGAAATCTACTTCAGGCTCATCCTGTCTAGTCTGTTGCTGTCGTGAACCAAGGTTCTGTTTGATAAGTTCATCGGCTAACTTTCTGACCTCGCCTACTTCCTGTGCTTGCTTTCCAATTAGCTTTTCAGCCTCTTGGTGCATCCTCACAATCTCGTCTAAACTTTTATCCCTGTATTTCTCAGGAAGTTCAGGCTTTTGCGAAATCTTCTGTTCTTCGATCTCTAACTCACCCAACTCTTCTTTGTCATCATCAATCAACATACTTATTTCCTTTTCCTGCCGTCAATCGGTTGTAGGAGATTCAACTCGGCATAATTGCTTATGAGTTGAGTTTCTGCTCGGCTTTCAATCTATCTAAGTGACTTTTCTCGAACTTCCCATGCGACGATGGAAACGCTCCAGACCACCCTTCTAGCTTAAAAGCTGGTGCAGATAAAATGCGATGAGTCTCCTCACCACAATCACACACAAGACTTGTTGACTCATAATCAACAAATCTCTCTGTCTTATGCCCGTTTATA